TCGAGAAGAGATTCGGACTGCCGCGGGCGGGCGTGGTGGTGTATGGGGATGCGTCCGGCGCGTCGATGCACACGACGGGGTATTCGGATTATCAGGTGATACGGAACTATTTCGGGTCGCGGATGGCCAAGGTTTCGTATCGCGTGCCGAAGGCCAACCCGCCGGTAAGGGAGCGCGTGGCGCTGATGAACGCAAGGCTGCGTAATGCGCGGGGCGAGGTGCAGTTGTTCGTGAATCCGAAATGCGGGGAATTGATCGACGATCTGGAACAGGTGTCGTATCAGGAAGACTCGACGCAGATCGATAAGGACAAGGATCGTAAGCGCACCCACTTATCCGATGCGCTGGGGTATTTGATCTGGCAGCAGGACCGGGGCGGAACGATCGGGGAACGCGGGGAGCGGCTGTTTTGATGACTAACACACATATCGAGCAGGAACATCCGGATTACACGAACAAGTCGCGGATGTGGCGGCGGTACCGCGACCTTTACGCAGGCGGTGAGCAGTTCCGGCACAACGCGGCGGAATATTTGCTGCGGCGTCAGAAAGAGCCGCTCGAAGTCTATCAGGAGCGGCTGGCGCGCGTGTTTTATGAGAACTACCTCGGGTCGATTGTCGACTGGTATACCGCGACGCTGGTGAGGCGCGAGCCGGTACTCGAATTCACGGGCGCGAACGAGCCGGCTAAAGAATTCTATGCTCGCTTTGTGCAGAATTGCGATCTGCGCGGGACGACATTGACGCAGTTTTTCAAACAACAGATGACCGAGGCTTTGGTTTGCGGGAAGTCGTACGTGGTGGTCGATTTCCCGCGCACGGATAGCCCGGCTTTGACGCGGGCCGATGAGGACGAATCGGGGCGTAGCCGGGCTTATCTGGTGGCTTACAGCGCGGATGAGCTGATCAATTGGAGTTACGACCAGCAAGGCGATCTGGAATGGGTGGTGATCCGGACGTCGCTGCTGAAGCAGGATGACGTGAAGACTTTCGGATGGAAACGCGAGACGCGGTGGATCTACTACGACAGGGAAAAGTTCGAGATTTACGCACGGCGTGGCGTGGATCAGAAGGAAATCGAGTTGACGGATCAGGGCAGGCACGGGTTTGCCGGGATCGGACGCGTGCCTGTCTTCGAGTTACGGGTGAGCGAAGGGCTCTGGCTGACGAACAAAATCGCGCTGCTTCAGCTGGAGCACTTCAATAAGTCGAATGCATTGGGATGGGCCTTGACGATGGGTCTTTTCGCCATGCCGGTGATTTACTCGGAACGCGAGTTTACCCAGATCACAGGAGAAAGTTACTACTTACAACTCGGACCTGAAGACAAGTTCGGGTGGACGGAACCAACGGGAAACGTTTTCACGATTGCAGCGGATAACCTGGCGCGCCTGAAGGACGAGATTTACCGGGTCGCTTATCTGATGCAGCAGGCGGGGGACGGGTCGGGCTCTATCCAATCGGGGCTGAGTCAGCAGTGGGATTTCAGTGTGACGCAGGAAATCCTGCGGGCGTATGGGGACACAGTCAAGGACTCGATCCGAAACATATTGAGTGCGATCGTGGCGGCACGGCAGGACGATCTTGCAATCGACGCAGTGGGCCTCGATGAGTTCGATATCACGGATTTCAGCACGGAAGCGAACGACGCAAAAAGTTTGTTGAGTCTGGGGATCAAGTCGCCAACGCTGATCAAACAAGTGCAGAAGCGCGTGGCGCTGAAGTATCTCTGCGATGCGCGGCAGGAGATCAAGAATCGCATCGTGGAAGAAATCGACGCGGAGGTTGAGGAACAGATATGAGCGAACCGGTAAACGTACAGGCGATCGTGCAGCAGGCGATCGACGAATATATGCGGCAGGATGTGGCGCGGCGGGAGCCGGCGTACAAGACGGAACTACAGGAGGAGCGGCGGCGGCGGGAGCAGCTCGAGAAGCGGGTGAACGAGCTCGTGGAAGAAAACAAGCGCAGCCGGGCCGTTGCCGATGAGGCACAACGCAGCACCAATATCCGGACCGAACTGCAGAAGCTGGGGGTCGTGAAAGTTGACCTGGCTTACAAGGCCGTGCAGGACGGGATCGTGCGGACGGAGGACGGCCGCCTGATAGCGCGCGGGGAGAGCGGCGAACAACCGGTGGGGGAATTTCTGGCCGGTTTTGTTCGGGAAAATCCGGAGTTTCTGCCGGCCCGGATTGCCGGGGGCACGGGGATTACGGGGACGCAGAAAGCCCCGCCTCATGCGAACGGCGGGGCGGTGGATCTGGACAAGATCAATCCGTCGATGAGCAAAGAAGAACTGGACCGAGTGCGCCAGGAGATTTTGCGGGTAGTTACGCAGACGCCGCGGGGGGCGTAGCCCTCGAGTAGTAACCAAGCGATTCAAGGAGAACGATGCCAATAATTACGTCAGCAAATGTAGCAAGTGCGATCGTCAAACTGGTGGCAGCCGATGCTTTGCCTGCCCTGGTGGGGAACCTCGTGATGGGGAACCTGGTGAACCGCGATTATGAGCCGACACTGGCGCAGGCGGGCGATACCGTCAATGTGCCGATAGCGCCACAGCTCGTGGCCAACAACATCGCCGAGGGCTCCGCGGTGCAACTGCAGAATCCCAGTCTGGGCAACGCGCAGATCGTGCTGAACACGCACGCGGAGGCGACGTTCCAGATTCCGGATGTCACTAAAGTGCTTGCAGTGCCGGATCTGTTGAGGGTATATATGCAGCCCGCGGTGGTGGCGATCGCGGAGAGGATCGAGAGCGATCTTCTGAACCTGTATGCCGGGTTTACGGCGAACACGCCGCTCGGTACGGCGGGAACGCCCGTCACGGAGGCCCTGCTGGATCAGGCGGAAACAGCGTTGTTCGCGGCGAAGGTTCCCGCGAGTGCGCCGAAGTATTTGATGGTCGATAGCAACACATATTCGGCCATGCGGCAGATTCCGCGATTCAGCGAATTTCAGACGGTCGGCGAGGCCGGTCTGAGAGCGATGATCGATGGCACTTTCGGCAAGATCAAAGACTTCTTCGTATTCCGTTCGCAGTATGTGCAGCACACGGGCACTACGCCCGTCAACACGCACAATATAGCGTTCTGCAAGGATGCGATCGGTCTTGTTGTCCGCCGGCTGCCGCAGCCGCTGCCGGGCACTGGCGCGATTGCCGAATATGCCGAACTGGGTAATTTCGGGATGCGCGTCACGATGAGCTATCAACCGAACACGCTGGCACAACAGTTCACGGTGGACGTGCTCTACGGTTGCGCGATTCTGCGCAACCCGTTCGCCGTTCAGATCAACAGCTAGTTAGTAAGTCAACCGGTGCGGGGGCGTGTGGTTGCGCCCCCGTTCTTTATTTGAGAAGCAGGAGGACAAATGGATTTGAGGACCTATTACAGCAAGGTTCGGGACGCCGAGGCCACTCTCGCTGGAGAACATTTCGTGATGGTCAGTCTGGCCACTTCCGAAGGCGGTAAAGAGGGGGTGCTGACGCAAGTGCCGCGGTCAATCGCAGCGAAGCTGATCGCGGAGACGCGTGCACGGGTTGCGAACGAAGCGGAAGCGCAGGAGTTCCGCGAGACGAATCGCGTGGCGCGGGAGCAGCATGAACAGGAGGAAGCGGCGAACCGGGTACAGGTGGTAGTGGTTCCCGCGCGCCAGGCGAAGAAGCAAAGAGAGCGGAGTTAATCATGGCTCTGTTCGTGGATGGGCCGGCATGCACGATCGACGACCTGGTCGATCAGGATGCCGGTCTGCTGCTTGTGGCCGAGACAACAGGTATCAATGTTGCTTCGAAACTGCGGCTCGCACAGGAAGAAATTGAGACTGACCTTGAGTTGTGGCTCATCAAGCCGCGGCCAACAATGGAGATGCTTTGGGGTCCGGTCCTGCGCATCCAACAGATCGTGGTTACCTCGCCGCTGAAGCGGTGGGAGACGATGCAAGCTCTGGCGCTGGTGTACCGCGACGCTTATTTCAGCCAACTGGTGGATCGCTATCAGGCGAAGTGGCAGGAGTACTCGACGCTGGCAAGCGCCGCCCGCGAAAGTCTTATCGGCAGTGGGTTGGGAGTGGTGAGCGATCCGATCCATCGCTCGCGGCCGCCGGTTCTGTCGTCTGTAACTGGGCCGCAGGAAGGCGGTACGTTTTACGCCAGCGTGTCCTCGGTGAACGCGGCGGGGCAGGAGGGCGCGGCCTCAGTCGCTTCGTCAATTACCATTCCGGATGGACAGCTGATGACCGCCGCCGCGGTCGATGCCCCGGGAAACGCCGTCGGCTTCCGGGTGTACGCGGGGACGGCGCTGAACTCGATGTTCCGCCAGAATGACGTTGCGCTACCGGCTGGCGCGACTTACACGTACGTACCGGGGCAAGTTACCCGGGGCCCGCTGCCTGGTCGCGGTCAAAAGCCGGATTTCGTGCGGCCGCTGGCGCGGACGCTGTTGAGGGGTTAAAACATGGCGGGACTTAGCGGGGCTCTGACGGCGACTGTCGTATCGATGTTGACATCGGCGACCGGGGGAGTGAATGTGCGGGTGGGAGCGATCGAAAAGGCCGATTCAAGCCTCACGGCGGCCGGGATACGAACGATTGTGGCGCTGAACGCCAGCGTGGATATCAGCGAGAAGACCGGGTATGTGCAATATCCGGCGCTGCTGGTCTATTGCGATAAGTTATCGAACACGCTTAAGGAGAAGTTCAGGGAGTTCTCGGGAAAGGCGCATATGGTTGTGGAAGTCCGTCATTCGCGGGACACGCTGGAGGGTATTGAACCAGGTGTTCAGGTTTATGTGGACGCCGTTTGCGCGATGCTTGACGATTCGCGAGGCGATTGGGGTTCGGGAACGTTTTATTCGGGCGGATATGACGTGAGTTACGAAACGGTCGGGCGCGGTGGTTTGAATTTTCTGCAACGAGCAAAGGTGGGATTCGACGTGGAGGTCAGCAAGTAAGCGATGGCATATATTTCATCGAACGCAAACCGCTGGTATGTGGCGGGGGAGAGCGCGTACGGCCAGATACCGGCGATCACATCCGTGAACCGGATTCCCGCAGTCAAACTGACGGCGCAACAGCAGCGGGAGAAGAGTCAACGCAAGGACAAGACCGGAAGCCGCACGTGGCCGGGGATGCCGGCGGGGATGCGCAAGCAAACCTCATTCGACCTGACGTCTTACATGAGACACTGGCCGGATCCGACGACACTGCCATCGCATGGGCCACTCATTGAGGCAGCGATGGGCGCGGCAGGCGTCCTGTGGGCCGGGAATGCAGCGGGTGCCGGGAGCACGGCGTCGAACGTGGTGTTTGCCACACCTCACGGTTTAAGTC